GTCAGGGACTTTTCTGGATTTGCGATTTCAGCCTGAGCTTTGGCGAGCGCGGCTGCCAGCGCCCCAACGCTTTCACTAGAGCGCTGCATGGCTAGCCTCCATTTCCACGATTTCAAAACTGATCGCCCCGGACTTCGATCGTTTTGCGCGGACTCCGTAGCCTGAGGCCTCCTTGGCATCCTCAGGCACCAGCGCCTTCAGCTCCGTCTTGGCCCGATCATGGTCAAGCGCAGCCGGACGGGTCAGCCGATAAACGTTGGCAAACTCTGCCCAAGCATTGGAGCCGCTCATGTCTACGGTTCTAACTGCTTCAACCCTGGGCCGCGGCGGCTCGATCCCGAAGAGGCGAGGGGGCTCGCCACTCTCCACGCAGCGCCAGAACTTCCGCTCTGCGGTTAGGAGTAGGTGCTGGTATAGCGGGTCGGCCGGAATGGTCATTTCTATCCATTTGCCGCCCCCGGTGATGATCGACAGCACCGCGGTTCGTGACGCCGTGACCCACATATTGTGCTGCAGCTGCGCCATATGCTTTTCGGCCGCGGCTTCTTCCGAGAAATTCCACGGCAGCATGAACTTGGCCTCGAATACGGCGCCGGTCGCCTCCATCCGGCCGTCGAGGGTTGCCGCCATCCACCGGTGGAGGGGGTGAAAAACCTGCCGCTGCACCTCGGTAACGACCTGCCCGGTGTTCTTCTCGTACCAGTGCCGGTTCAACTCCTCGGTCACGGTGCCGAGCTGAACCAGGAGATCACCGGAAAGGTCCTCGGGTTCGATCTCGCCCCGCTTCTCCCGCCATAGCCGCAGAAGCGCCGCCTCGTCGTCCCCCATGATTATCCGGGCGTTGGAGCCACCGATGAAGGAGCGGCGGTCCAGTGAATCGGCTATTCTTTTTCGTACCATGTCCATTGTGAGCTCCATGGATGGTTAGAAAAAAGATACAACATTAGATCAAAAAGGCAAGTGGTTTAATGGCTATCTCTAGCGCTCATCTCCGTGCCGCGCGCGCCCTGCTAAGGTGGAGCGCTCTAGATTTGGCCAAAGCCTCAAAGGTCAGCGTGGCTACTATTCGCCGGGTCGAAGTCATGGACGGGCAGATTCCCGTTACTTCAGCAAATGAGGCGGCACTTCGAACTGCACTAGAAGGTGCCGGGATCGAATTCATCGATGAGAACGGCGGGGGATTGGGAGTCCGTTTTAAGAAACGACAGACACGGAAAAAGAGACTCTGATCATTATCAGCGCGCCCATTTGCTGCCGAACAGAAGCGTGAGTGTACCAATCCGGCATGCATGGACGGGTCATCGTAACTGGTGGTCTCATGGCGTGAAGCCAGCAGAAACTTGCCGATGCGGTCGGGGTGGGCATCGGGGCAAGTAGCGAGCCAAGATAGGGCGACGCTGCAGGTCATTCGCCATGCGTTTGAATCCGCCGGGGTCGAGTTCATTGACGAGAACGGTGGCGGCCCAGGTGTCCGCCTTCGGAAGCCGCCAAAGCACGAGCGGTGAGAGCCGGCCGCGACGCTTTAGCGAGAGAGCTGCCGCCGACATCGAGTTCATCGACGACAACGGTGGCGGACCAGGTGTGCGCCGCCAAAGCAGAAGCGGTAAGAGCCGGCCCCGACGCTTTTTCGCGAAACGAACCCAAACTTTCGCTGCCGAGATCGGAACCCCGCTCAGCGGAGCCAGCAGGCGTCCGGTTCATGGACAAGAATGGCGGCGGACCAGGCGTTCTGCTTACGGGGAGAAGAACGCGGAGCGGTTGGTTCAGCGCAATGGCTGCCGCGATCGGAGCTAGGAGAACCGCGCCGGCACTGTCAGCTGCGCATTCCCCAGGCTCCGCAAAGGCTCCTACTTCCGGGGCTTTCTCGAGCCGCGGCGGATGGCCGAGAAGACGCTCACCGCGGTGGTCCAGGAGGCCTTCGTCCAAGGCGTCTCCACCCGCTCCGTCGACGAACCTCGCGCAGGCCATGGGCATGAGCGGCATCTCTAGGAGCCAGGTGAGCCCGCTGTGCGCGGAGATCGACGACAAGGTAAAGGCCTTCGCCCGATCGAGGGCGACTGGCCTTATCTTTGGATCGACGGCACCTACGTGAAGGTGCGCCAGCTGACCGGCCGAACGTGGTGAGCGAAACTTACCACACCACGGGGCACGATCGTATCGGATCAAACAGCAGACCGCCAACGAGACGCTCAAATCCCGCCACGGCCTCATCCGTCCATTCATACGTGGGGATCTCGTGCGCCAAGGCCTGGCTGGTGCTGTCGATCTGGTCGTCAAAACGCCCGCCCGGAAAACTGAAGAGCTCCATCTCGAGCTGATCAAGCCAGGACGCCTCGGTCGGCAGAAAGACTTGCCCGCTCTCGAACTTGGCCGATTGCACCGACATCCGCGTGCGCTTATTTCCTTCTGGTTTGACCGGGATGGCCGGCAACCCCGCCTCTTGCAACTCCTTTGCGAGCGCGGTGCCGACACCGGCATCTTCGATCAAGATGAATTTCGGTTCGTGGTCTCGGGCGAGAGATATCGCGCGGGCTTTCAGCATCGGATAATCGACGCGATCGCGAAACACGTCCACGAGGTAGTACCGCTTGTCCTGGTAAACCCAAGTTGTGCAAACCGAATAGTCGGCGGTATCGCTGTCCTTTGTTGCGGGATCCCAGCTCTGAATGACGATCGCCGAAGCATTGCGTTCCGGAAGCTGAGCATAGCGGCGCGGCCATGTCCGTTTGATCATCGCGCCCTCGCGCGGAACGGGCGACTGCTGATATTGCGCGGCAAACACATCCGATCCACTCTGGTGCCGAATCTGTTCGAGAACGGACCGCGGCTCGCGCCCCTCGTGCAGCACATCCCCGATGCGACGAATATGGTATTGATCCTCGCCGATTGGGATCGTTTGGTCTTGTTCGGCGATCGCCGGCAGACTGAGGACGGTCCACTGATCAGGCTGCTCACGGAGCAATCGGCCGACAAGGTCGTCCTCGTGAAGCCGCTGCATCACAATGATGATGGCACCGGTGCGCTTGTCATCAAGTCGCGACACGATGGTATTGAAGAAAGCGTTGTTCACCCGCTCGCGCTTGCTATCCGACAGCGCGTCGATCGGCTTGAGCGGATCATCGAGAATGATGATGTCACCGCCACGCCCGGTCAGCGTGCCCTCAATTGAGGTTGCAATTCGGTGGCCCATTCGTGTGGTCGTAAATTCGGTCTCCGTATTCTTCAGGCGCGACAGCTTGGTTTGTGGAAAAAGCTGTCGATACCAGGATGAGCCCATCACCTCGCGGCAATCATTGCTGTGCTTGGTCGCAAGATCTTGGCTGTAGCTCATCCCGATAATGCGTTTGCTCGGATCGTGGCCCAGCAGAAAGGTGGAAAAAGCAACTGAGCAGGTCAGCGATTTCAGCGAGCGCGGTGGGAGATTGATGATCAGCCGCCTAATTTCGCCACGTCGAACCCGTTCAAGCTGATAGGCAATCGCGTGAATGTGCCAGTTGTCGGAGTAGGTGGCCGACGGCGAAAGCGTTTGAAACACCTTCCTGATATAGCTGGCAAAGTCGCTGCGGATGATCGCATCTCGAAGGCGGGAGTTAGCTGGGGTCTTTGCTTGAGGCTTCTTCACGGGCGAACTTTCCTTGTTGACGGGGTCGAGGCGGGGTCATTGCGCGACGCAAGCGTTTCGTCGCCACTCTTGGTTGGACCTGCGTTTCGTTTCAGGAAATCGGCGACAAGCGCCTCGTCTTCTGCCGTGAGCGCTTTGCCGGCGAGCTCTTCAAGCGCAGCCTTGCTGCCCGCCCCGAGGTCGAGCCCAAGTTTGTCGGCAAGATCGAACAGGTCGCGCCGGGCATAGCGATCGCCGCGCGCAAACTGTTCGACCAGTTGCTCGATCCCCGCCGCCGCTCTGGTGAGGAGACGTTCTTTGTCGCCAATCGTGAGCGCTATTTTCTTGCTCAGCGCCGCTTGCAGCAAAATCTTAAGATCAGGCGCAATCGATGGCTTCCTTTTGCGCGCGCCCTGCGGATTGCCGCTCTGACCCGGTTTGAATTGGTGCTCCCTCGGGGGAAATCCGGGGCCGACGCGATACCCTGCAGTTGCGCCACCCGGGCTGGCAAGCCGGTGCGGCCTCGTGGGCTTGCGCTGAGATGGTCTTGGCGCATTCGTTGTCATTGTACTGTCCGACTTTGTTGGTCGATGAGCCCTGTCGTGTCGCAATCGACGCAGTGGTGCGCGGGCGGGGGCGTGCTCATGTGGCAGCCCCAATGGCTTCAGGCTCGATGCCGAGATAGCGGCGCAACGCGAGACGGATCGCCAGGCTGAGATTGATTGCGGTTTTGAAAACGGGCCGTTGCGCGGCGGCGCGGGCCTCGAGCATCAACCGATCCGTCTCGCCGTCATGAGGTTCGTATTGATAGTTGAGAAAGTCTGGATCAATTCGATTGGCCGGGGAACCTGGGTCCTGCCACTTCGGCGCGACATCCGCATCCGTCGAAAAAACCGCGCTGGTGTGCGATTGGAATGCCCACCAGCTGACGAACTGCGTACCGGCCTCTCTTAGATCTCCGTAGAACAAGGGCTCGCTTCGCTGCTTTAACGCCAGCGCCACAAACCGGCCATCACAGATTTCGAGCAGTCGATCGTTGTCTGGGTCTGCCGCTGCGGACTTGTCGGGATCAAACCAGTCGAACCACGGCGTTTCAAGGCGAGGCGGAAGTTCGCCGCGCGAGTCGACACTCAATCTTGTGTCGAACAGTACGGCGATTGGATCATAAATCCGATAAAGCTGCGCATCACCCGGCAGGAAATAGGCCAGCTGACCAGCCAACCTTAAGCTGTATCCCGCGCGATTGAGTGCCGAAGTCACCGCCAAGCGCTTGAAGGTCGTGGCATCGAACTTTCGAATATGGCCCGCGCCGCGATCCTCTGAGAGCGTGCGAACAGCCCTCACTTTGATCAACTGGCGAATGGAGCGCGCCGAGAGTCCGGTGCAGGCGGTGACGTCTGCATCCGTGAACTCGTTGCGCTGATACCGAGCAAGGGCCTGCTCGAAGCCAACGGAGGGGGTCATGGGCAAGTCCATATCAAAATTGACGTACAATCGTCAACTTAAATCGACGGATAAGCGTCAAGTTAGTCCCGCCTGCAAAATCTTCTCCCTTTCCCTGCAATCGAATCTCAGGGAGAAGTCTCCCTAAGTTATTGAAATAATAAATCTTCCTTTCATACCGAGCGCTCGCTATCCCTGCAAACGCTCCAAATCTCCCTGCAAATCGGGGGAAAGAATCCCCAAACTCGCCGACCAGCGATCAATTGACCGAAGATTCGAGTTCACCGACGAGAACAGAGAGCTGTACGCCTTCGGAAGCTTGCCAAAGCAGAAGCGGTGAGAACCGGGGTAACTTTTTTGCGAAACGAACCCGATCTTCTCTCGACCGTTCTGGGACGGGAGTCTTGCGCAAGCCGCCAAGAAAATCGCGTGATTCCGGTCATCCCTGCTCGGCGGCATCCTCACCGGCTGGTTCACACCGACGGAAGCAGGCGTGGTCGCGGTGATCTGGATCATTCTGGTCGTGATCCCTGCGCTCAACCGGGGA